TGTACCATCTTTCATTCCTTTGTTGAGTACATCAATGAGGCGGAGGAGGGAATCGTCATGATGCTTGAGCAACCCGAGGGTCGCACTGAATGCAGCAATACGATGGCCTGCTTCCGCAAGGGCAACACCTGCCAATTCAGACTGGGCGCGTGCTTCGAGTTCAACGATCTTGGCGGAGTTGACCCGGCGCTGTTCCATGAGTTCGGCAATGGCAAGCTGGGTCTCTGTTTGCAGCTGCATTTGTTTGAGCTGCAACTCTGCCTTAGCCAGTTCGAGCTTCTGTGCCTCGACCTGAGACTTCGCATCAGGGAGTGGGGGGACTTGATCCGGGCCCGGGTAGATCATACCGATGCCCTCGACACCCAGAGCGCGCAACCATTCACGCTCAACGGCTTCCAGGTTGTAACCGGGGGTAGAGGCAGCCGCACCCTTCACCAGCATGATGCGGTTGAGGCGGGCTTCTTCCGATACGACTGTTGGGTCGGCGGAAGGAACCATGTTGTCCGGGTTGTCCAGGTAGTCTTCGCGATAAACTGTCTGCGCATCACCGAAGCTCACACGCTCAGGGAGATACTTCCCGTTGAGGATGTAGAGCTTCTTGCACTCCATCTTCATGCAGCGCCATACGCGTTTGAACAGTGCCGTGTAGATCTTCGAACCCTGCTCGACGAGGGAGCGTGCTGTCGCAGCGGGTGTGTTCTGGCCGATGTTCTGGCCGACCATGATATCAGTAGTGCCCGGGATGCGCTGAGCGTAATCCACCAGCAGACCGAGTAGTTGGAACAACACAGGGGAAGGTTCGCGCACCGGCAAAGGAACAATGTCCTTCCGCAGGTCATCGCCTGTGCTGTCGACTTTGTTCCACTCCAAGGGGGAGAATGTGAGCTTACCCCCACGGATCTTAACTCCCCGGCCCAGGAACCCACCAGCTGTTGTGGCCATTGTACCAGCGTCAATGAGCTGGTTAATCAATGAGTCTACGGAGGCGTTCAAGGGACCGAGGAGAAGACCAAAACCAATGTCGTATACGCTGTTGTCAGGGGAGGGGATGAAACCGTACTTGGTGAAGTATTCAGTAGGAACGATACGCAGGATGCGCCCAGCCTTATTCCGCTGAATGTCTTCCATACGATCCCAGCGAGCTACGATCCGCACAACGTACTTGGACTGCACGCAGAACGTGACGATGTAGGGTTCGGCATAGCCGTCCTGGTCCAGGTCCAGCCAGCAATGTTGCTCGCCGAAGAGGAATGGGGTATCGTAGTCTGTTTGCGGGGCGTTACTCCCTGTGCGCGTGTCTTGCCGAGCCTCTTGCATACGAGGCTGATACGTCGAGGCGGCTTGGTACCAGGACTCTTCCAGGATATCTTCCCACACACCGCTTACGCAGAACTCATAGATCTGGTTGCGGTAGTAAGGGATGAGGTGGGTTTTGCGCGCGCAGTCTTCAACAGACTTGGCGTAGTAATCCAGGCAAAAGTCTCGTGCCAGCACCAGCTCGGAGACGTTATGTCCTTTGGCCACGGAGTAGTAAGACTTCTTGAAAGCACACCCCACGATGGGGAGGTTAATCAAGAGGCGATCCATACCCTCTTCCCAGCCCTGGTCTACTTCCAGCAGCTGGTTGCTCATGTGCTCCCCGATGCGGGTGGCGCGCAAGTAGGCTTGCCCATCAGGATCAGGTCCGGTGACGCGATACTTGACGATATCAGGGCCATGCACGATGGCAGGGTAAGCCCGGGAATGGAACTGCATTGCGCCGATGGTGACCAAGGGGAACTTTACGTTCGAAGCGCCTGGCCAAGGGAAGGACTTCTCCTTAACCACCTGCATCGCCAGATCCATCGCGGCTTCCATGCGGGTGGACCAGCGCATGCGGGACTGCTCATCAGCCTCGTAACCAGCCGACACGTGCTCACCGATGGTGCACAGATCCTCTTCATCAAAGCGGTCACACAAGTTTGGGGACTTAGTAACGGCTTCTGTAAGGGTGAGCTTTGTCTTCAGGTTGAGCATGTTAATAGCCTGTAATTGCGTTCCGACCTAAGCGGTCACGTGGATTGTGTTTCACCATTTCGATCTCTTCATCATCCCAGAAGTCCTCTTCGATGACCTCCGCTAGTTGATCGAACCCGATCGAAAGCAGGGCGGTCGAGTCGAATTGGTCGTCTGCTGCCGCATCCGAGTGACCGGTGAACCGCAGCAACTCCGCCTCATATGGCGGATACCACTCGGCCCTTTTGTCAAAGCGAACACCGTGTGCGCGCATACGCTTCTGCAATGAGCGTCCTCGCGTAGCCTTGTCCTTGCTCGCCGTGAACTCCACGAAGTTGATCCAGATATCGCGCTCCGCCATTTCCTTCTTGACGATCGGGTAGAGCGTTTGCCAGATGTGACCTTTTTCAACAAAGAATACATCTGGACGATGTGCGCGGTGTACAGCAAATAGATTCTCAATGATCTCATAACTGTCCCAACGACCAACCCGCTGATCAATGATATGCAGAAGGTTTCCAACATCTTTACCACCTACAGTCAGCGATGTACGGTTGGCCTTGTCCGCCTTGGAGATGGCGAAGTCGGCTGCAGCACAGACTAACTTGCTTGATTCGTAATCATCTTCGTTCATGGGCCGGAACCAGTCCCTGTGCAGGTAGGCTTCGGCGTTGTCAAAGGGGTCGTTGAGGTACTCTTGGGAGTAACCCGCAGCGTCCCCTTGGTTGATGAACATCTGGCGAATGCCGTGTAGGCGTTCTTCAGAAAACTGTTCGGGCCACAGGATATCGGTGAAGTCGTCAAAGGCCGCATGGGCCTTGTAGAGCTTCGTGTTCCAGCGAGAGTCCTTCATGACGCGGGCCAGGAAGGCGTCCTCATGCAGGATTGTACCCTGGATGCGGACAACCCCGCCCTTACGCTTGCAGGGGATCAGCGCACGATAGATCCACTTGAGGAACTTCTGGCGCCGATCGCGGTTCTCAACCTGTTCGTCTTCTTCCAAGTCATCGCCAAGGATCAGGCCAGGACGTTTACCACGCCACTTCAGACCCCGCATCTTCTGCCCCGAACCCTTGGCGATGAAACGACAACGGTGACCATCCTTGAACAGAACCTCCACTTCCCCGCGAGCGTCCACTGGCAAGGAGGCGACTTGGAAGTCCTCGCGCAAGTCATCGTTTTCCCGGAACTGTGCGGCGATGTCACCGAGGTGGTCCATTGCCAGAGCCTCCGTTGCGGATACTACAACGATGTAATCTTGTACGCGGAAGCAAGCCACGGCCATTGCAAAGGCGTGGGTGAGTGCTGTCGACTTTGCATGGGATCGAGGGGCAGCTCGTGCTGCAAGTTCAATCTCCATGTCGCAGTAGCTCTCCCAGCACTCTCTGTGGAAAGGTGCTACGGGCTGAGGATTGTCGTACATCGGGGATAGATACATCCCCGCGAACGCCTCAAGCAGGTCTGCAGATAGCTTAACCGTCATGGGGGTATTCTATGTGGATGGGGCAAGCTAGTCAACGGGCAAGCCTTTTGGTGGAAATGCCCGGGGATTATTAGCCAGTTATGGCCGGGAAGAACACTAACGCCCCTCACCAAGTCCACACCTGCTTACGGCGTGGGGGCTCTCTATCAGGAGTTTCCAGCCCGAGCAGGCGGCACTCCTGTAGCCAGTAGAGGCAAGCTGCTTTGATATCCCCTCGGGAGGGTCTAGGGTTTACGCGGGAGAAGTCAAAGGGACGAGGGGGACGAACCCACTCGCCCTCACAAGGTACGTCTGTTGGTTGTACCTTACACTTGGCCATCAACGGTCCCTGGTTATTCCAAGCCGGGGGCCGAAACACCTCCATCTGCTCAAAGCGGAGGTATTTGCGGCGCATTCAAAACCGCTCCTGCTGATCTTGGGTTTTGGTTGGCATGGGTTAGGCCGACATTTGCAGCAGCGCACGAGCTAGGTAGTCCCCCTCTGCGCCGTACCCTTGAGGAAGGATGTGGATCGTGTCGCCGCTGTACCAATCACTAAAGTTTGCGTAAGAAACGATTCTTCCCTCGCCAAACGCGACGTATGGGATGTTGTTTGTCACCGCAAGCGAGGCACAACCCTGCTGAAATGTGGCGAGAGTCCCGTTCGTTGCGTTTGCCGTTCCTGAAGGCCACCCGCTCATCAAGATAATGTCCGGCGCGTTCGTAAGCCCTTGAAGAAGCGTGATGAACGCTTGCATCTTTGCCAGATACGTCGCCAACTCCGTGCCATTGTTTGAATCATTGATGGTCAACTGAATCACGATTGTGTCCAGCGACATCGTGTTCCACATGCCAACGACACCCGTTGACCAAGGGTTCGTCACGCTCCCGAAGTCGTTGATGAAGCCACCCCATTTGCAGCAAGGGATTACGTCAACACCTGGCTTTGTGCTATCATAAGCCAGCGCCCAGCCGATATAGCTAGAAGCAACCGAACCCGTCAGGGTCACGGAGGTGTTCAACGCTGAAAACGTGAACTTACCGTTCTGAGCCGAGAATGCACCGGCAGTTGAAAGAGAAGCCGGTGTCGAAGTGCCAGAACCAATGGTCGGCGTGATGGTCCCAAGCCCTGCGTTTTGCACATAACCAAACTCAAGGGTGTCAAAGCTGTACCCTGGTGCGTATGCGTATGTCCCAGCAGATGGCAAAACAATCATTTGACCAGTGGGGCAGGCGTACGTAGCACCGCCAGCAACTGTGCCGCCGCCAAACGTCACGTTTGAGTTGTATTGCGGTAGCGTGCAAGATCCAGCCGCAGCTACACCGCCCTCAATCGCGGCCATTTGACCGGTAGAGCCGAGCAGCGTAGCAAGACGAGCAGAAAGACGCTGAGGATAGGACTTCAGCGCAGCGCCAACAATGTTGGTTGTCCCGCTTGATCCTGCGCCAGCCCCTGCCGTAGTTGAATCACCCACCAAGCCAATGCGCCACCGGCCAGTTCCGCCGACGACACGGCCAATTGCCCGGCGGGTGCGTGGCATCTTGTTGGTGTTCATTGAAACGTATTGCGTTTCGCTAACGCCGATCCCGCTAGAGCCCAAAGCCGCCCGGCTCGCATCGTCCAGCACTTCCGTGCCATCCGGGTTGACGACCTTCATCATCGTGTCTTTGTAAGAGGATTGTGTAGTCATGCTTCACCTGCCATGCGTTTGTGTTGACGGACAGCTTGCGCCTCTG